GAAGACCTGTTCGAGATTCACAATGGACACAGCGTGTGCTCCACTGAACTCAGTGCAGAAGGTAACACTACTCGTTACACAGGCATTGAATACCACCCTGAAGACTTAGCATACCGACTCCAGAAGTCTGCTGAGAAGCATGCCTTATTCATGTTGGAGAAGGCGTATGAGTTGACCGGCAGGGAGAATGTGGTACTGACAGGAGGATTCTTCCTCAACTGCATTGCCAACTACCAACTCCTGAAGACTGGCATAAATCTCTATGTAGATCCACTTGCATATGATGGCGGACTCGCCATTGGTTCTGCCCTTTTAGAACATTATGAGAACACTTTACCTCGGTCCTGAATACGATCTCTCCTCAATCAAAGGCGAGGATGTAACTTACGATGATGTAGCAGAGATCATTGCAGGTAGAGAACTAGTTGCTCTGTTCCAAGGTAGGTCAGAGGCAGGTCCTCGTGCCCTTGGCAATCGTTCTTTGCTTTATGACCCTCGTGATCATGAAGCACAGAAAGTAGTAAACAAAATCAAAAAGCGTGAGGAGTGGAGACCATTTGCTGCCAGCGTCATGCTTGAGTATGCAAATGATTGGTTTGACATGCAGGGACTCGACGAGTCACCCTTCATGATGTATGCCATGGATGCACGTCCACCTGTTTGGCATCTAATCCCAGGTGTCCTGCACATCGACAAGACTTGTCGCATCCAAACTGTTACTGAGCAACAGAACGAGCACTATTACAAACTGATCCGTGCATTCTGGGACAGGACGAGCATCCCAATGCTGTTCAACACTTCGTTCAACCTGGCAGGTCAACCTCTGGTAGAGACACCGCAAGATGCATTCGCTACCTTCAACATGTCAGACATACCTTACCTTTACTTCCCAGAGATCGGAAAGCTGGTGCGAAAATGACCTTTGAGTTACCAGAAACTGGAAAAAAAACTCGGGCAAAAAATTTGCTCCTAGGGTTGAACCTATCCAACAATGGTTCGGCATGTGTTTTAGAGGATGGTAAACCTGTCTGGTACCTGGAGGCAGAGCGTGCTTCCTATGTCAAGTATGACTATGACATCAGGATTCTCCTGGACAGGTTGCCCAAGGGCATAGAGCACATTGCTCTGGCAGATTCCTTTTGGCAGCGAGGTAACAAGCAGGTCGATAACGTCAAGATGTTGTCTGCTGTCAAGAAAAAGTTCCCCGGTGCCACACTGTATGACTACAGGAAGAAGCACCACATGACGCATGCAGCGTGTGGTTTCTACAACTCTGGGTTCACCAGTGCCACCTGCATTGTGGTTGATTCCAACGGATCAAAGACACCAGATGGACTAGAGATTGAGTCTGTCTTCTTTGCTCCCACCTGGGACACCATCCACAAGACGATGTTCTCTCCTGACAACATAGGTTTTGGTAGGAGATTTGAAGAGGCATGTGTCCACTATGGGTGGCACTACATGGATGCAGGTAAGGTCATGGGCAAGAGTGCATATGATTCTGAACCTGCCAAGTCTCTACAGGCAGAGTGGGAGGAGAGGGTGCTGGATCTGATCTGTATGGCACCTACAAAGGACATTGTTCTGGCAGGTGGATGCTTCCTGAACTGTGTAGCAAACTACAAAGCACTCAAAAGATTCCCTGACTACAGGTTCTATGCAGAACCACTAGCGAATGATGGAGGCACTGCTATGGGTGCTGCTTACTTGGCATATCATGGCATCGATTGACATCCTAGACATCAGTGCATCGATTGGATGTAACCTTCAGTGCAAAGGTTGCAACCATTTCAGTAATTATTTTGCTCCTGGTAGCAAGATTGATACGGATAGTTTACTCAAAGATATTGAAACGCTATTGCCCAGGGTAAATATTGGTAGGGTATCTGTTATTGGTGGTGAACCCCTACTGAATCCACGTTGCAGAGAGATTCTCGATGCATGTACAGCAAACACTGATTCTCCTGTTTATCTATACAGCAATGGTCTATTGCTCCTGGAGAATGAAACGTGGATCAAAGAGGTCTTAGAGAATCCTCAAGTGTTCCTTAGGATCAGCATTCATTTAGAAAGAGTAGAAGATATCATCAAAGAGTTCAACCACCCCAAAGTTCTTGTCACTGAGCACCACACAGGTAAGGACAGGTGGTTCAACTCAATCAAGAAGAGGGATGGCAAGGTCTACCCTTACACCCACAAGAATCCAGCAAAGAGTTTCAAGGTGTGCTCCTGCCCCAATGCACAGTTGTATGGAGGGAGACTATGGAAGTGTCCTAACACAGCATTCCTGAGGGAACTGTTGTATGTAACAGAACAGCAGGATGATCCTGAGTGGCAGGAGTATCTTGTCGATGGTCTTCCTGTTACTTGCAGTGATGATGAGTTGACAAAATTCTGTAGTAATAGTAAACTACCTGAGAGTGTATGTAACATGTGTACTGCCAAACCAATAAAGTTCAGTGCTGCACTACAAGAACGCAGTAAACGAAAGGTCATCCCCCCAAAATAAATACCCAAAACTACCCCCCACATGCCAACATACCCCGTAAAAAATCTAGAAACAGGTGAGACAAAGGAATTGTCTATGACTGTCGCTGAGTATGATCAGTGGAAGAAAGACAATCCTGCCTGGGATAAAGACTGGTCTAAAGGTGTTGCCTCTGCCGTTAGTGGCACAGGTGATGTCTATAGCAGAACTGATGGCGGATGGAACGAAGTCCTGTCAAAGGTTGCACAAGTCCCCGGTTCCAAAGTCAAACCCCAGAAAACTACCCATTCATGACTGCACGTCGTAAGAAAATTTCGTCATCTGTTGGTGCTGGTATGACTGCTAAGCAAATGCGACGCAAGAAACCAATCAATTCTGACTCGATGGTAGAGATCCTACCAATCACCGACAATCAGGAGACAGTCTTTCAGAAGTACAAGGAAGATCAGAACCTGTTTCTGTATGGGTGTGCTGGCACGGGTAAGACATTCATCACTCTCTACCTGGCATTGAGGGATGTGCTTGATCCCCTGACCCAATACAACAAGGTCGTTCTTGTTCGCTCGTTGGTGTCTACTCGGGAGATTGGTTTTCTTCCTGGTGATCATGAGGATAAGTCTGCTCTTTACCAGATTCCTTACAAGAATATGGTGAAGTACATGTTCGAGATGCCTACGGACAATGACTTTGAGATGCTCTGGGGTAACCTCAAGACACAGGAGTCAGTGACGTTCTGGTCTACTAGTTTCATCCGTGGTACCACACTGGATGATGCTATTATTATCGTAGATGAGTCTCAGAACCTGAACTTCCACGAACTTGACAGTATCATCACCCGTGTTGGTGAAGGTTCTAAGATCATGTTCTGTGGTGACGTAGCACAGACTGATCTTGTCAAGACCAATGAGAAGAATGGAATCCTAGATTTCATGAAGATCATTCAGCGTATGCCTGAGTTTGATGCCATTGAATTTGGTATTGAAGACATCGTCCGCTCTGGTCTTGTCAAGTCTTATCTCACCAGCAAAATCGAACTTGGTATGTGATGTTTGATCATGTAGAATGTGAACTTCCGCGACTCCAGCGGAAGAATATTGATGGAGTTCGTTTCTACACAGTCAATGAGAGACCGATGGTGTCCATCACCTCGGTCACTTCTCATTGGAATGCTAAGAAGTTTGTAGAGTGGCGGAAGCGTGTCGGTGATGAAGAAGCAAACCGCATCACCAAGCGTGCCACCAGTCGTGGTACTGAATGTCACGAGTTGATTGAGACATTCATGCTGAATAAAGAGGTTCAATATAAGAATCCTGGACCGAAGATGCTCTTCCTCCAGGCGAAGAAGACGTTGGAAAAGATAAATAATATCTACGCATTAGAAAAAAGTCTCTACAGCGAAGAGCTTGGGGTAGCAGGCACAGTAGATTGCATCGCTGAGTACGAAGGCGAGCTTGCTATCATTGACTTCAAAACATCAGCAAAACCTAAACCTAGATCTTGGATTGAAGGTTACTTTGTACAGGCAGCTGCATATGCTTGTATGTTCTTCGAGCGTACTGGTATTCCCGTCAAAAAACTTGTCATCATTATGACATGTGAGAACGGAGAGGTGCAAGTGTACGAAGAGTATGATAAAATGAAATATATGAAACTTCTTGTTCTATACATCGAGAAATTCGTTGAAGAAAAAATCACAGCACTCCAAGTCTGAAATGAAATCAATTTTGAAGAGTAAGTTCTTGTGTCAAGACAAGTTCACGAATGACATTGAGAACTTAGTCAAAGACAATGCTGACATGAACTACATCGAGGCGATTTGTTTCTATTGTGAGACAAACAACATCGAGATCGAGTCAGTGTCTAATCTCATCACCAAACCCTTGAAAGAAAAACTCAAAGGGAATGCGATGAACCTAAATTATTTGAAGAGGACATCCAGAGCAAAGTTCTTTAGTATCTAATGGACAAACGAGAGTTCAAACTATCTCAGATCAAGAGTCACCTATCAGCAGAGAGACTCCGAGAAGTATCTGAGAGTGTGGACTTCGTTCGACAACAGAAAGGATTCTGGACAACAAACTTCAAGCAGGTTACTCCTGAAGAGATCGCATCTCTTGAGGCGGAGCGACCTACCACAAGACTGTTGAGCATACATGTCATCAACGGATGCAACCTGGCATGCCGTGCATGTAACCATAACAGTAGTCTTCTTGGTGTCAAGAGTGGGGTAGACATCGATGCTTTGATGGAAGACATCAAAGAATTCTTGCCCAAAGTATATGTGTGGAGTCATATCAGTATCATTGGTGGTGAACCTTTACTAGAACCACGCACCAGAGAGGTCGTGAAGGTCACCAGAGAGGTCGCAGAGGCAACGGGGCAGACCTGTAACATAAAACTGTTTAGCAACGGTTCACGCCTCTTACAGGAGCAGGAGTGGATCGCTGATGAAATGTTGAAAGGTGTCAACTTCAGACTCACCTTTCATAAACCCTGGTACACTGAGCAAGGATCAGTGAACTGGTGTAATGCTGCAAAGTTCATCAGGTATCTTCAGTCCAGAGACGTGGACATCGATAACCTGTTGGAGTTCAGTGAAGCATTCCGTCAACTGGATGGCAAACCCAGGCAGTGGTTTGACATCGTGCGGTACGAGATCACAAAAGATCAGATCAAATACTACCCATTCGAGGAAGGGAATCCTGAAGAAAGTTTTCAGCATTGCACCTGTCCCAATAGTCAGTTGTATAATGGACACCTGTGGAAGTGTCCCATGATCTCTTACCTCAGAGAATCATTGGATGCCACAGATCAACTCAATGATCCTGAATGGCAGAAGTATCTGGCGTACAAACCCACCAGCATCTCTGCTTCCACAGATGACATCCGAGCATCGTTTGATGAGGTAACAAAACCTCATGAGATCTGCTCCATGTGTCCTCGCAACCCTGTGTGGTTCACAGCAACCAAACAGTTGGATGCGAAATTGAAAAAGAACGTCGCAATGCACGATGAAGCAACCTATGACACCGTTTGATACTTACAAAGAGTATCTGGCGTACAAGAATCACTTCTCCAAGGAGAAGTATGATTACTTTGTGTATGGTGGCAAGTCCAGAGCAAGTCTTGACTCCTTCTACAAGAGGAAGGACAGGTACTTCTTTGAGAAGACATCCAGGAAGTACAAGGACGAGGACATCCGAAACTTCTTCCTCGCTAACTTTGTGAGCACTGATAATCCACAGGGTCTGTGGATTGGTAACATCATCCGTGGTGGTGAGGGAGTTTACGTAGCGTGGCAGCGTCGTCAGCAGAGTTTGTTCTACAACTTCAAGAGCACCAACAAAAACATGCTGGAACAGTATGGGTTGCAGGACTTCCTTGAAGTAAAGGGTGGTCACCCACCACTCCTCAAAGAATATCTGGCAGGCAACCTCAGCATTGAGGAGGCAGTGATCTATGAGAAGTTGTTTGGATACTGCAAAGACTACGACAAGAAACTAGATGACCCGGTGTGGCATCAGATCGGAATGAAGATCAAAAAGTATCTACCGTTTCTAAATATTGACAAAGAAAAGTATCGCAAGCAAGTAATTGCTGAGGTCAACGATCAATTCTAATGAGCAAATTTTTTGAGAACGAGAATGTCCGCCGTGAAATGGAGGACATCTATGACATTCAGAAAGAACTGTACAATGTGATCATGCAGTTCCCCTCTATGTCTGACGCTGCGAAGTGGGAGCACATTGAAACGTTGAAGAGTCTGCTAGAGAAGCAGCAGATCATGTGGACCAGGGTCTCGTACTCCGAAGACCCTGAAGCAGTTGACATGAAGAAAAAGATTCAAGAGTCTGCCAAACAGATTGGTTTTGGTAACGCAGACATGAATACTATCTTCAGTAACATGAAGAACACTTTGAACCTCATGCAGACCCAACTGAAGAGGTAATAAATAAGTTTTTATGCACTCCTATGATCTCTGTTTTATTTGTTGGTAAGGTGAAGGAGTTCACTGATGAAT